TACAGTAAATAGTTCAGATACAAACTTTTATAAAAATTCAGAAAGTTTAATTACAGTAGAACCTCATTATGGAACTGATGGTCAATCAGCATCAAGTTTGTTATCTACATTAGATAACTGGGGTTCAGATCATAAACTATCAGGTTTAGCTTATCTTGCTATTCGTTTTAAATGGAATCAAGATGTATTTAGTGGAGTTCCTAAAATACAAGCAAAAGTTCAAGGTAAAAAAGTAGTAACTTATAATGCTAGTTTAGTTGCACAAACAGCATCTTACTCAACTAATCCAGCTTGGTGTTTATTAGATTACTTAACTAATGCAAGATATGGAAAAGGATTATCAGTTAATGAAATGGATTTACAAACATTCTATGACGCATCATTAGTTTGCGAAACACAAGTAACTCCATATTCAGGTGGTTCAGACATAAACATATTTGATTGCAATACAGCATTAGATACATCATTAAGTATTATTGAAAACGTAAGAGAATTATTAAAAGGTTGTAGGGGTTATCTTCCTTATACTGCTGGTAAATATCAACTCATCATTGAAACAATAGGCACAGCTTCAATTACATTAACAGAAGATGATATTATAGATGGATATACATTATCATCTCCTGAAAAAAATAATAAATTTAATAGAGTTATTGTATCTTATGTTAATCCTGATCGTAATTACCAAGTAGATGAGGTTCAGTTTCCACCAATAGATGACTCAGGACTTCCTAGTGCAGATCAACACGCAAATATGAAAACTGCTGATGGTGGATATTTGTTAGAGGGTAGATTTGATTTTCAAACAATAACAAATCCATATCAAGCTGAGGAGATGGCAGAAATCATTTTAAGAAGATCAAGAGAATCTTTAACATTAGCAATTAATGTAGCTTTCAATTCTTATGATTTAAAAATAGGAGATATTGTAAATATAACTCATAGTTCATTAGGTTTCTCAGCAAAACCATTTAGAGTATTGTCATTAACATTTAACGAAGATTTTACAATAGGATTAAACTTAGTAGAATATCAATCAACACATTACACTTGGGCAAGTAAAACTCAACAAGCAACTATTCCAACGACTAATCTTCCTAATCCATTTAGTATTCAACCACCAGCAAGTGTAACTTTATCTGACCAATTAATCCAATACAATGACGGAACTGTAATCGTGGCATTGGACATAACATTAACTGCGTCTCCTGATAGTTTCGTTGATTATTACCAAGTAGAATATAAATTAAGTTCAGATACAGATTACATCATATACGCACAAGGTTCAGGATTAAATCATAGAGTATTAAACGTAATTGACCAAGAGACTTATGATGTAAGAGTTAAGGCATTTAATGCTTTTGGTATTTCATCAACATATACATCTGCATCAAGAACGATTGTAGGTGCGATTGCTCCACCAAGTGATGTAGAAGATTTTTCTTGTAACGTAGTAGGTCAAGAAGCACACCTAAGTTGGACTGCCGTGCCTGATCTCGATCTCGCATATTATAATTTAAGGTATTCAACAGCAACAGATGGTTCAGCTACTTGGCAAAACTCAGTATCATTAGTTAATAAAATATCTCGACCAGCAACATCAATTTCAGTACCAGCAAGACAAGGCACTTTTTTATTAAAATCGGTCGATAAGCTAGGTAACTTTAGTTCTAACGAAACTGCAATTATATCAAATGTATCTTCTGTAATTAATTTTAATGCTGTTGCTACACAAAACGAACACCCTGACTTTACAGGAACTAAAACAAATGTAATTGAAACAGATAATACTTTAAGATTAGATTCGTCAGAATTATTTGATAGTGCAAGTGGAGACTTTGATGATGCAGATGGATTATTTGATTCAGGTGTAACAAGTGCAGACTTATACGCATCAGGTAGTTATGAGTTTGCAAACGTAATTGATATTGGTGGAGTTTATACATCAAGAGTTACAGCTTCTATTACTCAAACATCAGATAACTTAGATGATACCTTTGATGAAAGAACTGGAAACTTTGACGATCAATCTTCTAACTTTGATGGAGATACACCAGCAAACTGTGATGCACATATTGAGGTAGCAACATCAGACGACAATGTAACTTATACTGCATTTAGAAATTTTGTAATTGGTGATTATACTTGTCGTTATTTTAAATTTAGATTAATTATGACTTCTGCTGATTTATCATCTACTCCAGTTGTATCAGCTTTAACAGTTACAGTTGATATGCCTGACAGAATATTTAGTGGAAACGATATAACATCAGGTACTAGCACATATACAGTTACATTTACAAATCCATTCAAATCTGTTAATTATGCTACTGGTATTACAATGGAAAATGCAAATACTGGAGACTATTTTACTGTTTCAAATAAAACAATAAATGGATTTGACGTAGCATTTTTTAACAGTTCAGATACAGGAGTTTCAAGAGTTTTTGATTATATTGCAAAAGGATATTAAAAAAGATATATAAGCATTATGGCACAAGGAGATTATTTAATTCAAAATCAGGGTTTTCCAGCTTTTCGAAGTGATCTAAATTCGACTTTAGAAGCTATCAATACATCTAACTCAGGAACATCAAGACCAACGTCTGCTGTTGCTGGAACTATTTGGTTAGACACTACAAATGCAACAAATCCTACTTTAAAATTTTTTGATGGAACTGATGATATATCTTTAGCAACAATAGATTATTCTGCAAACACAGTTAATTGGTTAGACTCATCAGTAGTAGCAGATTTAGTAAATGACTCAACACCACAACTTGGTGGGCAATTAGATGTTAATGGAAATGCAATAGGAGATGGAACTTTAGAATTAATTAAATTTTCTGAAACAGCTAGTGCAGTTAACGAAATTACAGTAACAAATAATAGTACAGGAAATGCACCATCAATTACAGCAACAGGAGATGATACAAATATAGATTTTAGTTTATCAGCAAAAGGTATTGGTAGAGTAACATTAGGTGCGTCTAAAATTCAACAAATAGCAGAAAAAGTAACTAATTCTGCAACTGCGGCAACTGGAACATTAAACTATGATGTTATAACTCAATCAGTTTTAAATTATACTTCTGATGCAACTGGTAACTGGACTTTAAATGTTAGAGGAGATGCTTCTAATTCTTTAGATTCAATTATGGACACAGGAGAATCTATTACAATAGCACATATAGTTAAACAAGGCGGAACTGCATATTATAATTCAGCTTTTCAAATAGATGGTTCGTCTGTAACTCCTGAATGGCAAGGTGGTTCAGCACCAACTGCTGGTAATGCTAGTTCGCTTGATACTTACACTTACACAATTATAAAAACAGGTTCAGCTACATTTACAGTTTTAGCTTCTCAAACACAATTTGCATAATAGGAGGATAGAAAGATGCCACTAATTAGTTCAATAGGAGGAGGATCCGCAAAAGGATTTGGAAATAGAGGATTATCAATTAAAAAATTTTTAATTGATCTACTTTTGGTCGCTGGAGGCGGCGGAGGCAGGGGATGTCATAATGATGTTGCTTATGGCGGCGGAGGCGGCGGAGGCGGTATGCGTTCATTTAGCGGTCTCGAAATAACTCAAAATAATGTATATACTATAACTTTAGGTACAGGAGCCGCTGGGGGAAATTGTAGTCAGGGCCCTAACGGTGGAGATTCAATTATTTCTGGAACAGATTTATCTTACACTGCATCTGGCGGAGGAGCTGGAACAGCCAATGGCTATGGTGGAGATACTAATGGTGCTGATGGTGGTGCTGGCGGTGCTGGCGGAGGAATTTTAGGTTCTGGAGGATCAGGAAATACTCCAGCAACTAGTCCATCTCAAGGTGCTGATGGTGGAAACGGTGGTTATGCTTCTGGTGGCGGAGGCGGAGGCGGTGGTGCTTCTGGCTCGACAGGTGGAGCAGGTGGATATAATTCACCAGGAGGAGACGGTGGAAATGGTACTTCAGATTCAATTACAGGTTCAGCAGTAACTTATGCTGGTGGAGGCGGAGGGGCTTACTGGAAAGCAGGAGGTCCTGGTGCTGGTGGTAGTGGCGGCGGTGGAGCCGCTTTAGCAGGAAATGGTACACCTGGTCTTGGTGGAGGCGGCGGTGGTGCTAGCCCTGATGGTATTGCACAAGCAGGCGGAAACGGTGGTAATGGAGTAATTATATTAAGAATTTTAGCATCTAACTATTCAGGTACTACAACAGGTAGTCCAACTGTTACAGATGATGGAAGTTACAAAGTTATTAAATTTACTGGTGATGGGAGCTACACTGCATAATGGCTCATTTTGCAAAATTAGATGAAAACAATGTTGTTCTCAGTATTCATAGAGTACAAGATGATATAGCTACAGATGAAACTGCAGGAATAAAT